CGCTGGCCCCCTAGTAAAAAAACATCGATTTATCTTCCCGATATTTCTTGGTTTTCGGATGACGTCGATGTCCTCGAAACAATTTCTTTTTATGGGTTTCCGGACGTTTCTCCCCCTTTTTCCCCATCTTATTCTCAAACCCCTTTCCCCGTTTTTTATCGCCAAATCCAGCATCCCCCAAAGGGTCCGCATCCACCGCCGGATTATATTTCAAAAACCATTCCGTATATTCCGCGCTCCCTTTTTTCAATTCCCGAAATTTACGAGCCTTGGTTTCCCGTAAACTTATCAAATTTTCCTGTTTCCCCACACATTCCATTGAAAATCGACGCAGGACTCCTTTTTGCTCCAGACGATTGGCCTGTTCAACCTCAAACAAATATTGCGCCATACATAAAATACGTTCTTTATAAAAATACGGTTTCCCAGTATAAATAAACGCCAAATATAAACTCAACATCGTATCAATGGTCGCGATTTTCACCGTTTTCCCTCCATTTGATTTCACTGTATTATAACTATGACAGGCAATGGGTTCATAGACAAAACAAATCGTCTCTTTTTCCAAAATAATAATCTGATAATGGCGAGGCACAATTTCACCAATGGCTTCATGTTCCTGAACAGATACACCTGTGACCCCTTTTGCCTTCAATTCTGCCGCCACGTTTTGAGCACAAGTTTCGGCATCTACACATAAGACATCGAAATCCGGAATCTGTTTTACCCATTCACGGTCTTTGGCAGACATATGTGTCGCATAGACACTAGTCGCATACCCCCCGAAAAACACCACACCTTCTTTGATTAATATATCCCGTGTCCATACATAAATATTTTCTTGTGTAATTTCGGTTTCTTTTTTACCTCTTATTTTACTCATTTTGGTCACGGAATGATTACTCATTGCTCGTTGAAATTCCACCAATTCACATGGAATGGCGGATTTCAAAGGATAATATTCATTCAGTAGCGTCAATCGTTTAAATACCTTTTCCCAACGTGAAATATCTCCTTTGGGACGCGATAACTCCGTAAAACACGCCAATCTCAAAAAATGAACTGGTGCGTAATGTATTCCAGCAATGACAATCGAATCTTTCTGCATATTCTCAAATAAAATCGGTTCTAGTTGCGTAATATCGGCAATGGGAATATAATTCACATAGACTTTGAACGTTCCATGATGAACCCCCGATTTCGCTTCAATCATCTCAAACCCATTTTTATAATAATATTGACTCAATTCAATGGCGTCTTCTAGCGCATTGGGTGAAAAGAAATCGTAGTCGGGTATTTCGGTGTTTCGGTTATAGAATTGTACGTTTTTAGGGAGCACCGCATTCAACGCAGTTCCCCCATAACATAGACATCCTTTTTCAATTAACCATTTTTCCAATAATTCTATCATTTTTTTAATGTCGGGATTACTCACCATAATTTGTCCTTGTTCTTCCGTCCCTAAATCGACCACACTTCTCAAAATGGTTAATTCACATTCTTCAAACGACATGTCGTCGTTACATTTCACATTTTTATATTTTATAGATTTCTCGGTTTCTTCTTCTTGTTCCCCTTTTTTCTTTGGGGGGTTTTCCACTTCCTCTTCTTCTTCTTCTGGGATTTCCTCTAAGACTTCCTCTCGTTTTCCCTGTTTCTCCCGTTTCTCCCCCTTTTTATGTTTCTGTTTATGTTTCTGTTTATCATTCATTTATTTCCTATATCTTATCTACTGAATTACCGAATATTCGCAAAAACTCTTAAAAACCAGGGTCGTCTGTAAATATCTGAATATTTTCTCTATCCACTACCTTACTAACCGAATCTTTATTCATAAATGTATTGAAAAATCCCACCAAATAACCATCAAAATAAAAGAATCCAGTACCACCTGTTACCACTGCCGCAGAAACCATTAACGAATCACGAATAATCGTTCGCAAAGGTGTGCGTTCTTCTTCCGTATCTACAAATCGATACTCAATAAATCGCATGACCCAATACACCACCAACACTAAAATCAACAACACAAAGACTTTTTCCATTTTCAAGCAAAAAACAACTAAATAATTTATGAATGAATTATAAATTATTTTCTCATTCTAAATATAGCCATTTGACCGCACCGCTAAATTTAGGAAATATCTTGAATACCTAATAAAAAATCGTTGGAATCGGATAAATGTTCTACAGCCCCTAATGATTTTTTGTTATCTTCTTCTGCGCTTAAATCAAAGACGTCAATTAAATCCGATAAATTTAATTTATCACCTCCCAATTGTTCACTGGTTTCTTCTTTGGTTTTCATATAATCCATCGAACTACTCTGTTCCGCCAATTGCTGAATGGTTTTAGGCTTGAAATCAATATCTACCGTTTCCAATTCATCTTGTTTACTTTTCACTACTTCCAATCCCGATAAAGAAGCAGCGGAAGCTAAACTGGAAATCGGCGTATTTTCATTGAATTCTAAACGAGTCACCACTGGTTCCGTAGACATGTCCCGAATATAAGGGACTTCTCCCCCTTTTTCCGTTTCCGCAAATTGAGAAGGCTTTTCCTCTTCTTTTTCCGCTTTTTCATTGGCCGAGTCTTCTTCTGGAATATTCTCGATAATTGTCTCTTCTTCGTATTCATAATTCTCATCTAAAAAGGCACGAATAATCTCTTCTTCCGGAATATTCTCACGAATGACATCTAAAATTGCGCGATGTACCAATTTCTCCAATTCAAGCATATTTCGCTGTTTTTGTAAATTGGAAACTTCCTTTTCAAATAAATACGCATTACGATACGCATGACCCGCTGATTTGATAAATACTTTATGAATAAATACGTCTATTTTAGGAATACTTACATTCAATTGTTTTTGACGATTCCCTGGTCGGGCACATACCAACGCTTTGGTCAAAATAATATGCGCGCAAGTTATCAATTCTTCTAAATGATGACAACCCGATTTCTGAATAATATATTTACGAACCTCTTCCACTTGAGAAGTCGACCATTTAGGAACAAACTGTAACAATTGCTGGAAAGACAGTAAATATTTATCCAATTGCTTCGCATCCATGGCTGTGCGTCTAGCTTCTTCTAATAATTTCCATATATTTTCTATAACCCTTGGCGTCAGTACATTGACCAATCTAGCACACCATTCATTCAAAGACTCATTCAAAGTTTGAGGTATAAAATCATCCATTTTTTTGGGGAATTTTGTTTTCGGTTTTTCTATATTTGAATGGTAATAGGAATAAAATGAAAAGTTATTTTTATCTTGATTTTAGATTTTTACGGCGTCATTCCACCGTCACTACTTTTGCTAAATTCCGCGGATAATCGGGATGATTCCCTTTTTCCAATGCGATATAATAACTCAGTAATTGAATATATATATTTGCGGTAACTCCCCCAAAGGTCTTATTCCTTTCTATTTTCAAACATCCATCTACATCCCCTCCTTCTTCCAAATCCGTGATTCGAATGACATACGCATTACGCGCTTTCACTTCTTGATATACATTGCGAGTTTTATCTCGATGTTCATCGTCAATATCGAAAAGAATAATTGGCGTTCCATCTTCAATTAACGCAAACGTTCCATGTTTCAAAGTAGATGACGAATAGCCTTCCGCATGTATATAGGCTATTTCTTTTAATTTCAATGCCCCTTCTTTTGCGATTGCCTCTTCCCTTCCTTTTCCCAATAAAAAAATAGATTTGGCATTTTTGAGTTTTTGTATTATCTCCCCCAATAAATGCCTCTGATTTAATATCTTTTGTATTTGAAACGAAATATTATGTAAATCATTAATTATTTGTACACGCATTTCAACACAAGAATTCTCTATATTTTGAGAAAACCATAGCGCGACCAACGTTAATACGATACATTGATTGGTAAACGATTTACTAGATGCCACGGCCACTTCGCGACCTGCATTTAAATAGACGCCACAATCCACTTCCCGAGCAATCAAAGAATCCACTACATTGACAACGCCAATGGTAAGCAAATTATTTTCTTTGGCGATTTTAATACATCGGTGTAAATCTTTGGTTTCACCCGATTGAGATAACAAAATAACTGCGGTGTTTCCATGTTTTGGAATATCCTTTTTATTGAATTCAGAACCATCATAAATACTTACGGTATCAAATAATTGTAAATTTTTAAATATATCCAATGACCATAACCCGGAATGGTAAGATGTTCCACAACCCAAAAGAATCAAATGATTTAATTTCGTCAAAAAAGATTTAAATCTATCTAATCCACCCAATTTCACATTCGCATTATTTTCGATTCTTCCTCCATTATTTAACGCATGTATTACAGTCACAGGTTGTTCCATAATTTCTTTCAACATCCAATGCGAATATTCGTTTGGTATCAATTCGATTTTCACGTCCTCTTTTTTTTGAATACTATACCGATTGATGTTTTCAGTATATCGAATACTATTTTTCTCTTTGGTGATTTCAATAATATCATGATTATCCAAGATGATGTATTTTTTAATATAATTATTAAATGCGATTTTCTCCGAAGCGATAATAATATATTCATCTTCCATGCCTAATAATAACGGCGAACCATTACGCGTAATCCATAACTTTTCTGGATAATTCTGATGACATACTACAATCGCCCAAGTACCACATAATTCTTCCACGGTTTTTTTGATTGCGTTTTCAACCGTTTCGTCATTATCTAAATGATAACCAATTAATACTGCTATGACTTCGGTATCCGTTTGCGATTTGAAAAAATACCCCTTTTTCAATAATTTGGTTGTAATCTCTTGATAATTTTCGATAATTCCATTATGAACAATGGCAATACGGTTTTTGTTATCCGTATGGGGATGTGCGTTGGTGTCCGTTTTACCACCATGTGTTGCCCATCGTGTATGACCAATCGCACAATTGGAAATCCGGGTTTCTTCTGTAATCACCTTTTCCAATTTTTCTAAGGAATCATGTGTATTTCCTGAAGCATATTTTTGAATTTGAAGGCTGTGATTATAATTGAAACATATCCCCACGGAATCATACCCTCTATTTTGAAGTAATTTCAATCCAGACAATACATATTTTTTGAAATTCTCATTCCCCAAATATGCGATAATTCCACACATCAAAAAAATCTATTATTATATTTATCAGATAATTATATAGTATAATACATTACTATTATTTGCGTTTATGTTTTCAATCAATCTTTTACCCACTAAAATAGGCGGAATAAGATGCCCGAATTATAAATCCAATTCTGGTTCCGGTTCATATCAAACTTGTCTACCTGCGTTACCGACAAATAAACAAACCTCTTATAATAATCCTCAAATGAGTCAAAAAATGAAATACGCACAATACATACGTATTCAATCCTATACCTATGGTGGACCCAATTCCAATGACATGAATGTCAGTCGTTGAATTTCCCTTTTTCCTTTTCCCTTTTTCCATAATAATTTATATTTCTAATACATAAGAGTAATAATACATATAAGAATTCTTATATTTATTCTTTAACCACACGTTAACGGTTTTTAATTATTTTTAATGGATTTAACTTTAGAAAAGGAATCTGAAAAAATAAATAAAACGGTTCGCATTTCATCGAATATTCAAGAAATAGAACTATCTCCGGAGTTGAAAACATTTAATCATATTAATAATTTTAGTAATTCAGAACGTTTAAAAACCATTAATTCCATTTATACAGATGACAAAGAATTCCATGACTATTTAGTAACACGTCGAAAAGGGATTTCTGTCAAAGAATATCGATTTCGGATTTTAAATTTATTAGAAACCAGAGAAAAAGTGTTGAATGAAATACGTAATTTGAATACACCGAATCATATCAAACCACGCGTAAAAACAATTTTTTTTTTTAAAACTCCCTTTTTCCATAAAAAAACCAAAACGTATTATAAATCCTTTCACTATCCAATCTAACCTAAAATTACAAATGCGATTTTTTACAGAAAAAGATTTTGTAATTGATAATATAATTCTTTTCCCCTTTTTCCATTTCATTTTCGAATCAACCATAACATAACACAAATGGATTTTTCTTCCAATGGTAAATTAAAAGTCACTCATTTATCTCAACTCCCCATCGAAGATAGTCAACCCATTCATCCCTCCAAAATGCCCGGGCCAAATTATTCCATTCAACAAGGACCCGGAGAACCTCAAACAGGTCTCAAACAAACGCGCGGTCCAGTTGGAGTAGATACCACTTATAAACCCCTCGATTCTCATCCAAATCCCTATGGTATCTCAGAACGTAAACCTGAAATCGATTTCACACAACCTATGAATACACATACGATAGATAAACAACCTATGAATATACAACAACAGGTGATTCCCGCACCTATGAATGATATACCTATAACCCCTTTGTTTCACCAAATCGACGAAACATTACAACCCAATTATATACCACCTCCCCCATCCAATGCCAAATTAAATTATATTGAAGAATACGAACAAAAACGTACCCCAGAAATCAAAAAGGCTGTGGAAGAACATAAACAAAATAAACATCGATTATCGAAATGGGAAAAATTAATGGAATCCATCCAGTTCCCCCTTTTGGTTGCTCTTCTTTATTTCGTATTTCAAATGCCCATTTTCCAACATTTTTTATATAAGAAAATAGGATTTCTTCCTATTACTCAAGAGGACGGACAGTTCAATATGGCCGGATTATTTCTCATTTCAGCTCTTTTTGGTATTTGCGTTTATCTCATTATGGGTTTTAATGATTTTGTGGTTTCAGAATAATCCCTATTACCAAATCATATATAAAAATATACTAATAGTACAAAACATACAAAACAAACATAGTCATGGATAAAATCGACCATTTTATTTATATCAATCTGGACAAACGCACAGACCGTAAAGCGCATATGGAACAAGAATTCGCCAAATTATCCATTGCCCCCGAAAAAATCACGCGTGTTTCCGCGCATTATAATCCGACCAATGGAATCGGTTGTATGCAGTCCCATATTGATGCTCTTAAATTGGCACGTTCTAGGAATTATAAAAATGTATGGATTTTCGAGGACGATTTCACCTTTACCGTTTCCAAACAAACGGTCGAAGAGAATTTACAGCAACTCTTTTTTAAAACCCCCAAAGTCGATGTGGCTCTAGCGTCTTATATTCATAAACAACCTCCATTTCCCCCTTTACATATCTCCGTATTCCCAAATATTTATCGGGTCGTAGAAAGTCAAACCGCATCCTCTTACCTCGTTTGCCAACATTATTATACCAAATTAATTGACCTCTTTGAAGACGCGTTTGTTCAATTACAAATGACCGGTGAACATTGGAATTATGCGAACGACCAAGTATGGAAATTATTACAAGTCAAAGATATCTGGTATTGTTTTACTCCTAGTTTAGGAAAACAACGCCCAGACGCACGTGATAATAGTTCCGATGCCAATGAACGCATTATTCAATATACCGACCAAGGTTGAAACCCCAGAACCAAAAATTGAAAACAATATAAACCCATATTCCGTATTTACCTATCTGTTCCCATTTTAGTTTTCTTTTCCTAGTTTAAACGTCTAACAAGAATGGAATCTATTCGTTTTCCAACGAGAGAATATTTTCCTATTTATGAAATTCCTTCCAATTCTCCTAAGACTCCTTTTTCTTCTTGTCCAGAAAAAGAAGTCATTCTCGCAATTCCCAACGGTCGAAAATCGTATTTATGGTTATCCAATAATGGCGAAGATGTTTGTTATTCCGTTCCCAGAAATTTCAAAACTCAACCTGAATGGACCGAAGTTTTGACCAATGTTTCTACAAATTCTCCCAAACCCTTTTATGGAACCCTCTTATATGGAACACTCGTTTTCCTCCATCATTCCACCCATCCCTCTTCCAAAAATACCGAATATTTTGTGGCCGATGATTTATTTTATTATTCAGGCATCTCACTCACCAAAGCGCCTTTCCAAGAACGCCTCGAATATTTAGCCACCTTTTTCAATCAATTTATTTCTACGGCCCCTAGTTCAACCAATCTGACTTCTAATAAAAAGAAATTGACCCTGGTTCTAGCAAATATGAGAGGATTACAAGAACCCTCTCAAAAACCCCTTTATAAAATACATCACTGGCAATTGAGAAATTTATCGTTGGTTTCTCCTTATTTTGCATTGGAAACCGAACCTTCCCCTTTTTCCGAGCCGAATTTGGCCACAGAAAATACACTAATCATTCCTAGTTCCCCCTCTCCTCTTCCAGCGCCATCCATTCGTCCAAATAAAAATGAAAATTCTCCTCCTCAAACCCAACAACGACCCGCCAAAAAAGAATGGATTTTTCAATATCATTTACCCGCCTATAAACAAAAAGCCATTTTCAAAATTGTGCCAGAAGAACAATGCGATATCTATTCCATTTATGCGCGTTTACCCATACCCCCCCCTTCCCAATCTCAATCCCACCAATCAACAAAGGAAATAGAATGGGTTTCATGTCATTATGCCGGTATTTTCGAATATAATACCAGCAAATTACTGAACGTTCATTGTCGAAAAATAGTTACCAATCTAGACCAAATGGAAGAAAGTGACGACGAAGAAGACCTCCCCATAAATCCCATAACCCCTAGCGAATATTATTTTGAATGTACTTTTTCCAATAAATTTAGGAAATGGGTGCCCATGTATTTTATTCCGCAATGTTCCCCTGAAAAAGTAATCAGTATTCATTCTCTGGCCGTTTTAAAAGACGCCACCAAAAACACCCACTCCCTAATAAGGAAATATAAATAAAATATATAGGCTTTAGACAAAATGTCATCTTATAATTCTAGTGATGTATTTCAACAAACCGCTAGTACTCAATCCAATGGATATAATGTATTCCCTGCTGCCTATCAATCCAAAGGAGTCGGTGGTGCTAGAAAACGTTCCTCTTCCAAATATTCTAGAACCAATAAAACCGTCAAAAACGTCAAAAAAATGAAAAAAGGTGGAAATTGTGGTTGTAAAGGAAATGTTTTCAATCTTTTAGGTCGTGGTGGGGCTAAAAAACGTAACACTAAACACAAAAAAACCGACAAGAAATAATTCAAACATTTGTTTTTTTTTGAGAATTCAAAAAAAAACTGGAATATATAAAGAATAAAAATAATTTAGTAAAAGAAAAACCATCATGTATAGTCGGTTTTTCATCTTCTTATGTCTATTATTTATGATTATTATTTTGGTTTCAATTTCTTATTCCATTCAATTACATACCGTTAAAAAAAACATTCAAGAAAGTTTTTTATTTTCCAAATTCACCAAATGTTCGGAAGCCACCAATTTGGCACCTCCCACCTCCATGGATTCCAAATTAATGATTCAAAAAACGGAAGGAAATTTACCAATCTCTCAATATCATGTATTTTCTTCTTGGAATACGGCTTGTTCTGGTAAATTCGTCAGTACACAACAAATATTAAATGTATTATCTACGGGTTGTCGTTTCCTAGATTTTCCTATTACCAATATAAACGGAGAACCTATGATTTGTTCTCCTCAATTTACAAACGACGTTTCCGATAATTTCATCTCTTTAAATACCGCAATCAAAACAGTAGTGGAGAATGCGTTTCAAAATTATATTACCATCAATTATAATTGTAATAATAAAACCAATACGAATAATAAATTCAATAGTCAAAAATATACCTTAAAAAATTCCCAGGACCCCTTATTTATTCAGTTACGTTTTCCAAAAATAGATAAAGAAAAAATAGAGAACGACGGTGAAAAAAACATAATCAGTCCCATTACCAATGAGTATTTAAATAAAGTCGCGGAATATGTTGGTTACGCAATTAAAGGTTTACAATATCAGAATGCTTCATTGACTTATAAATTAACACCTGATACCACTTTACAAAAATTGGTTAAATCGGTTATTTTATTAGTCGATATGACTTCCATTTCCAATGCTATGTTTGAAGATTCCGAATTAAGTAATATTGCCAATATTGTTGTAGGAGAATCTTCTGGAATGATGATGTACCCTTTTCAAGTATTATTGAAAGCCACCCCCAAAAATATTCCTTCTATTCAAAACCCCAATCCTAGTTCCAATTTCTCATTTAATATGGCCATCCCTGATTCCAAATATAATATCGAACCAAGCATCGAACAAGTCATGGAATTAGCCGCTTATCATAACGTTCAATTTGTTCCGTTTTTATTTTACCGTTCCAGTGCTTTATTATCCGATTATATTCGTTTTTTCCAGAAAAAACAAACCGCGTTTTTATCCATTAAATCACTCACCAAATATTTATTACAAGATTCCGAACAAGCAGTAATGCGTTAGTTTTCCGTACAATTTCGCAATTTCGCAATATTATCTATTGAAAATATCAATAGATAATTCTATACCCCCTCTCCTCCTTTTTACCATAAAAATCTAATGCGGAGAAGCAATATATTCCCAATCCAAATGTTCACATAATTGTTTCCAAATCACATCCATATTTAAACGTTTTTTCGGGTCTTTCATCATCGGAATAAAAGGTAAATATTGATACTGCCCTAATAATACACATAGCTGATATAGGACATATGTATAATTGAAAAAATTAGTTCGATTTGGTGGGCAATAGAGTGCCCATGGTTTACGTGTTTCCATAAACAGCACACATAAGGTGTCATATAATTCTTTGTCCATTTGAGGAGGTTCGATGCCAAAAATGGAATTAATTAATTGAATATGTTCGAAATAATGATTATAACCCAAGGTCCGCAAAATATCCCTCATTTTATCATAATCAATTTCGGAAATATCTTTGATACGTTCTTTACGTATTCGATTGGCAATATTTTTCACCATTTCTTCCGGTATTTTGGTCGTTTCTTTGGCCTGAAATTGCGACAAAATTTCTTTGAAATGTATCAAACGGTCATAGGTGGTATAGGTTACTTCTCCTGGCGCTTCGTTATTAAAATGTTTGGGTGTATTTACATATTGTAGGATAAAATGGCCGCAGTGGTGACAATTATAGGTCCCCTCTTCTTCATTGATGATATATTCCCCCTTATAACAATTGGTACATATTTCCGCCGAAAGAGCATATTCCTGTAAATTGGGAATTTCGTCACATACATTTTTCCAATAGGCATGCATTTTCCGTTTTTGATTGGAGGATTTTTCGGGGACCATGACATCTTCCCCCATTTCCCCTACTTCTTTTTCCACTCCCTGTTTTTTCCGTTTTTGAATATTGAAAAAATCATTCAGTAATTTTCGGTTTTTACTTTCCTGTTGTTGTTTTTCCTCCTCCTTTCCATTTCCCTCCTCCTTATTATCTTCTTTGTCTTCTTTACATTGTACTTTGTTTGTAACTGGGATTGAAGAAGAAATTTGTTTTTTATCTTCAAAATATTTAAAGATAAAATCGGCATTATCTATGATGTATTTTTTCTTATTATTTTCATATTCTTTGATTTGGTCTTTGAGTTTATCTAGTTCCTCTTTCCATGTATAAATTTTTTCTTCCAATTTATTATTTTCTAATGCCAAAGCAGGTAACCCCATTTTTCCATCCCATTCTGGAACATAATATTTGATTTTTGTCTTCAAAAGCTGATATTTCTTTTTCCATTCCGGAATCTGTCCTTCATCCATTTCACAAAATTTCGACATCATTTCATTATGTTTTTCATCAATTGATTTAATACTATATTGCGGAGGAACGGGTGGTTTTTTCTTTTTCCGAGTTACAGGCGGCGGAGGTAATGGAATAGGTAATGGATATATTTCTTCTAGTACCACTGAATTATTTTTTGACATTTTATTTCGAGTTTTAGTCTAAGAAACAATAAAAGCAATAAAATGGAAAAATCGGTAAACTTAAAATCTAAAAACAAAAATGTCTAAATATAATACAGATAATAATTTTTGAATAAAAACGCGTTGGTTAAATTTTACCGAATTATTCTTTAAAAATTTTTTAATACCCTATATTTATCAATAGATTCTATATTGTTTCTAAAAATAACGGGTTTTCTTCTCAAAAATGCCTAAATTCTTTCTTTTTCTAAATTCAAACGCACTTGCTCCTAAAAAGCATATCTAATTTTCTCTTTTTTCAATTATTTGCCTTTTATATTCCGATACATCACAATATAAATCTATGACCCCCTAAGTCTAAAAACGGAAAATGAAGGTAAAACTCAAAAAACAGAAAAAAAAGTTGAAAAGGCCAAAAAGGTTTAGGCAAAATCTTATGTGAGAATATATTTGTCTTAGTTTTTTTTCGCTCAAACAAATTACAAAAAAATGGCTGGTGCTCTTATGCAAATCGTCGCTTATGGTGTTCAAGACCAGGCTTTAACTGGCAACCCAGATATCACCTTCTGGAAAGTAAGTTTCAGAAGACATACCAACTTCGCTATGGAAAGTATCGAACAAACCTTCCAGGGCCAAGCTGATTTCGGTCGTCGTGTAACTGCCATTGTCTCCAGAAACGGAGATTTAATGTACCGCACTTACTTACAAACCACTCTTCCTGAAATCAACCAATCTATGAAAAACTCATCAGGTTCTACCGATGGAGTTTATGCTCGTTGGTTAGATTACATTGGAGAACAAATGATTTCCCAAGTTGAAGTTGAAATTGGAGGTCAACGCATTGACCGTCAATACGGAGACTGGATGCACATCTGGACTCAATTAACCACCACTGAAGAACAAAAACGTGGTTATTTCAAGATGATTGGTCACACCACCCAATTAACTTATATCACCGACCCTCAATTCGCTGCCATCAACGGACCTTGTTCCGTTGGTTCTGGTCCAGGACAAGTTTGCGCTCCAAGAAACGCTCTTCCTGAAACCACCCTTTACATCCCACTTCAATTCTGGTTTTGCCAGAATCCTGGATTAGCATTACCACTTATTGC